AATTATCTAACGCAGGTGCTTTACCCACAACTGATTCACCAGGTAGAAATTATATTCTTCCTATCTTAACAGCAGCCCAAGCTAATACAGCAACTCTTATCACGAATGACGACAACTTTGATAGCCTGAAATCAGGTCTTGGAAATGGTGTTGTATATTCAAGATATGCAGGAGCGATTGGTAATGGTACTAATGTATATGTAGTCGATAATAGTAATGCTAACTCACTTGCTCTTGCCAGTGGAACGTTGGTAAACTCTTCATTCGATGCCTCACCTAGTGCATCTGAATATCATATTCTTGTAACATCAACAGAAGACGATGTAACCGGAAATGGTTTAGTAGAAACAGAAGTTGAAAAATGGCCATTCCTTGGTACAGCTGCTGGTTCTAAGAAAGAAGATGGAACCAATAACTTCTTCCAAGACGTAATCAATCGTGGTTCAGAATGGGCTTATATTCCTGGTACATTAACTGCTGGTAAATATGATCTCGGCAATGGAGCCGATGGTACACGTAGTGTAGGTGGTATTACAACAGGTCTAGACTTATTAGCTGACTCAGAAACAGTAGATGTAAATCTACTCTTTACAGAAAGTGATGCTGATGGAGATAATACTCTTGGTAACAAGGTAGCCACCATCGCCACAACTCGTAAAGATTGTGTAGCATTCGTAGGAGTTCCTGTTGAGGATACTGCAAATGAAAATGATCCATTGACAAAGGTAAAAGAATATAAGGCGTCGCTATCGGCACCAGATTCTTACGGAGTTATTGGCTCAGGAGCTGCATATGTTTATGATAAATTCAACGACAGATTCCTATACATCGGTACACAAGGTCACTTAGCTGGTCTTTGTGCTAATACTGATCAGGTTGCTGAAGCATGGTTCTCACCAGGTGGATTCAATCGTGGACAACTTCGTGGAGTTACTAAACTTGCGTTTAACCCAAGTAAAATACAGAGAGATGAATTATACAAAGCGGGTATTAACCCGATAGTCTCTTTCCCAGGTCAAGGTACAGTATTGTTCGGAGATAAAACTCTTCAAGCAAAACCTTCAGCCTTCGACCGAATTAACGTTCGTCGTTTGTTCATCACCCTAGAAAAGGCAATTGCAACAGCTGCTAAATTCCAACTATTCGAATTGAACGATGAGTTCACTCGTGCGGCATTTAGAAATCTTGTTGAGCCATTCTTGAGAGATGTTCAAGGTCGTCGAGGTATCACAGACTTCTTAGTAGTATGTGATGAAACTAATAACACAGGACAAGTTATTGACAGTAATAGATTCGTAGCTGACATATTCATTAAGCCAGCCCGCTCTATTAACTTTATGACACTTAACTTCATCGCCACAAGAACTGGTGTTGAATTTAGTGAAATAGTCGGTAGCAACTAATAAATAGAATAGGAGAATAATAATATGGCAACATTTAGAGTAGACGACTTCAAGTCAAAACTTACAGGTGGTGGCGCTAGACCTAATCTGTTTAGAGCAACTATTAACTTCCCCGGTTATGCTGGGGGCGATGTAGAGCTCACCTCATTCATGTGTAAAGCTGCACAACTGCCTTCATCGGTAATCGCACAAATTGATATACCCTTTCGTGGTCGTCAATTAAAGATTGCAGGTGATAGAACATTCGAAAACTGGAACATTACAGTTATGAATGAATCTTCATTGGCAGTCCGCAACTCTTTCGAGAGGTGGATGAATGGTATCAATGAACATCAATCTGGTACAGGGTTAATTGACCCTAACGACTATCAGGCTGATATGATTATTGAGCAATTAGGTCGCGACGAATCAGTTCTAAAGACTTGCACAATCAGAGGAGCCTTCCCGGTTAATCTTGGTGCAATCGAATTGAACTACGAAACTGTTGATACTATTTCTGACTTTACGGTTGAAATGGCATATCAATATTGGGAATCGACAAACGTTACAACGTAACATTTAAAGGATACTGGAGTGCGGGTGAAAATCCCGCCTCCTTTTTCTTTTATAAATAATACTAAACAAAGAATACATTATGGAATTATTTGGTTATAACATATCTAAAAAGGTCGGCGATTCAAGTAAGGGAAAAGATAAGATAATTTCTCCAATACCTGATAAAACCGATGCAGGTACTTTAACAGTATCACAAAACGCTACAGGCGCGTACTTCGGTCAATATGTTGACATGGAAGGTACTAACACCGATAATGAACATGACCTTATTGTTAAGTATCGTGAAGCATCAAGGCAACCCGAGTGTGAC